ACCGTGAATTGCCTTCAAGTCTTGAGCAAGCTCAAGGCTGTACTCGGCCTTCAGGGCACGTGATTTGGCGGTCACCGAGACTTTCTCGATGCTGAACGCCATCTCACGGAAGTCGTTCGAGGAACCATCGCCCAGTGCTTCAGAAGCTTGGGTGTTGAAACCTTGTCCAGTGCTGTATGCGTTGTTAGCACCACCGTTGAGGATGGATGGGTTACTACCACCTTGGGCGGTCGTACCGAAACCAACAGAAGAACCACCATCAGTTGCTCCGGTGTAGTCACCCTGTGCCAAGCTGGCAGCAGAGTTCTGTGCGGAGAATGCCGAATCGGGCTCGTTGAAGAATGCTTCTGTGCCAGACTGATTGTCGTAGCGTGAACGCATTGCGAAGATCAGTCCAGTAGGACCGTTCATCGGTTGAACGCCAGCGAGGTCATAAGCGACCAGGTTGGGCATTGCACGACGAATCAGACTGATCAGTACGGGGTCGAAACCTGCGACAGGACCACCAACGGCAGCGCCGCCAGAGAAACCTGCGGCTCCGCCACCACTTGGGTCTGTGTTTACTGTAGGAGGTGCTTCGCTCAGGAATGCACGCTCTTCGCGTAGAAAACGCTCTTGGTTTTCGAGAAGTTGGGCGGTTACAGCCTTCCGGTGAGTGTCCTTGATGTTATCAAGTCCTTCTGCCTCTAGGAGGGGTGCCCACTTCTTCTGGAGATTGCCAGAATTGAACATTGGGGTATACCTTTTATTAGGTTAGGTGTTGGTAAATACTATTGGAACTTAGTTAGTGCGTTGAGATATGCACTCATTGCCGGAGAATGTTCTTCGACCATGCTCTCTTCGGAACTAACTTCTTGGGAATCAACCACAGGTTTCGCAGCAAAGTACGACTCCTTCAGCGTGGCAAGTTTTTCCCGGTAGTGTTCTTCACTTTCAAACTCAACACCTTTAGAGAGTTCAGAAAGCTTGTCTTTTTGGGACAGTGCTAAACCTTCACTTACTTCATCGAGGATGTTGTCTGAAACAGAATCTGACAGACGCTTAGTCAAAGCGACATTACTATCGATCTGTTCGTTGAGTTTTGTCTCCATTTCATCTAACTTGGAAGTCATCGCTTCCAAGACATCATATTTATCTTCAGGGATTTCAACATAATGTTCTTCAAATAGGGTCTTGAGACCCGTCATAAAGGATTCCGAAAGTTCACCTCGGATTCCAGTTTCGACTTGTAGCGCATTCTCGTTGATCCACTCGTTTGCAACGAACTCTAGGTATGAATCAACACGCTCAGTCAACTCAGATTTGAAAGCAACAATTTCTTGGTCGTATGCTTCCTGGAACTGAGTTTCCAGAGTGTCTGCCACTTGATCAATCTTGCTACGTACAGCAGCTTCAAAGATCGTTGCGGTCTTTTCTTGGAACTCTTTAGAAAGTTCTTCGCCTTCTAGAAGAGCAGCAACATCTTCGGTCACGTCGATCGTGATCTCGTTAGATGTTTCTTCTTCTTCGGCAACTACGGTTTCTTCGTCGGCAACCGGAGCTTCAGCAACAACTTCTTCTTCGGTCTCAACTTCTTCACCGTAACCGGTGCTCTTGAGAGCAGCAGGTCCAGGCAGTTGCACCGTGCCAGAGGCATTGCGGAAATGAGGATCACCCGTCTGTGCAAAAGTTGCACTAGGTGTCTTCAGTTTGTTACTGTCGTCGGTTGGTTTTGCGTTTGTAGGATTAGGTCCGCCGAGGTCCTCAACTGCACCGTTATCGGGTACATAGTTTGGGGCCTTGGGCATAGGTTCTGCTGATTTGGCACCCTTAGTAACCTGGTTCTCCATTTCATTTAGATGTTTTTTCGCAGCCATCGGTTAGCTTCCGTAGTTCCTAGTTATACTGTTATTATTTAGATATTTATAGATCTGAAAGGAATTTAGCAAACAAGCGAAACTTGTGTGCCTCCAAGACTTTTTGATCTACAGCGGTATTTATGCTCTCTTTGATCTGATTGCACTGAGTCTCGCGAAGAATACCTCCTTCCCAAACCCATTCCTTACCTTCCATAATCCCGTCTACAAAAGCATCGGGAGCAGAAGGATCGGCAACAATATCAGCAGCAGTTGCTAACATGAAATCTTCGCCGACATAGTTGACTCCATCACGAGAGGTGATAGAACCCATACCACGAGAAGATACTCCAAGTTTCACACCTTCACTAATGAGAGACTCAGCAATCTTGCCCATGGGGGTAGACAAAATTTGTGCCTTACCTACAAAGTTGTTACCCTCTTGAGTGAGAGAAACAATCTTATGAGACACTCGGTCAAGATTGATATGGGGTCCATCAGGATGACCCAATTCACCAAGTGCACGACCTTTGTTGGTAAAAGATTCGTTGTAACGTTTTACCTCATTGCACATAGTGGCAAGAGGATAGCAACGCTTATTGCGATTTACCACTTCCGCTTGAAGAAACGGACCTTGAATATAGAGAGTCTTCTTACCGTCTTTTTCTTCAGTAAGAATATCTACTGCTTCAATTTCCTCAGAAATTAGTTTCATCCTAGTTGTACCTCGTGAAGATGCATAGTAGAACCATCAGAAGTTTCAGGTGCCATTCTAAAAATGACAGACCTAGAAACCGTGGCAGTTCCTGTAAAATCACCGAGACTAGAAGTATCGGCATCTACCGTAATTGTCATACCGTAACCGTTCTGCCGTTGAGGAGAAGAGACTGCTGTCACTTCCACGTGAGCAATTTCGGTATTATAACCACCAACCGCAGAACCCGTCATAGTGATATAATCACCAACACGAAGTTTGGTGTCTTGACGATCAAGTGTCAGTACACAAGGGTTTGCTTTAGTTGCACTAGTAACGTTAGCGTTAGAAGGGTGCCCGTAACGATAAAGGAAGTCATGACCCTTTTCAACATGAAAAGAACCAACACCTGCTTGAGCGATCGTGTTGCACACAGAAATGTGCCCACTCTTCTTCTCAGAACTACAGGCAACATACAAGATGCCAGTCTTTACGATCTTTGCACCTGATGCAGCAGTAGTAGCATTCGCACTAGTTAGTTCACCGTGGTCTGCCACCAAATGTAGTGGTTGTGATGCGCTCATTCTTCCTCTTGCGATTCTGGTTCAGGGTCAGTAACAGTATCTACCGGTTCATCACCATCTGACTGATCACCAAAAGTGGCTGCTGCTACGGCAGGAGTTACCTCCTGGACCTTCTCTCCTGATTTTTGATAAAGAAGAGATTTGATAGCATCATTGATTTCGGACGGTGAACTTTCACCGCTGCCCATCATGTCAAGCAATTCATTAGTATCCATTATAAAATAGTAGAAACGCTAGGGTTATTTATATCTTCGCTTTCTTGATCTCTAACGTAGGAGGTTCTGCCGCGCTAGAATCCATGTCATCTGCCACAGAATCTTTGCCTAATTGACCATTTTCCATTTGACCTTGCATGATCGCATTTTGAGTTTCAAGAGGAACTCCAACACCAGTCGCATTCTCTTCTTCCATTTCTTGCTCCATCTCGATAATCTCTTCATCAGACTGGCGCAAGACCTTACGCTTCACATAGTCACGTGAGTAATAAGTACCGATGTATGGTTCAATCTGAGTCATAATATTGAGACGCTCGTTCATCAACTCAGTCTCTTTCAACTCAGCAAAATGATTGTCATACAGATAATCGAATTGGATGTGCTCTGCCATCTTATTCCAATCTTCTGGAGTAACGATGTTTTTGAGGATCAACTGAGTCTTCAGTAGATCAAGGAAAAGAGCAGAGAAACGTTTGCGGAGACGACCTACAAACTTACTGAACATTAGTTCGTCACGTAGGATCTCACTAGAACGACCCATGTTGAAACCAGTATCACCACCAATGCGGGACTCAGGAACATTTAGTGAACGATATAGTTTCTTCTGGAAGTATTCAATATCTCCAAGTTCACCTAGATTCTGACCACCAGGCAGGGTAGTAATTTCAGTTCCACGACCACCTTCACGACGGGG